AAGCGGAGGCGTACATGAAAAACTTTGAGACTGGTAGGATAGCAAGAAACACTTGGACCTAGTCAGTCACAAGTTTATTTATTATCAGAGTAAAACTTACAAGAAAGAAAGCGCACACAAATACAATACTCAAACTCAAGGCTTAGATTAGAGACTAGTTGTTCTAACTCCCTCTCTTATCTAAGAACTAAGGTAGAACACTCCTTATATAGGCAGATGAGGGCTAGAATGCAATAATTCCGGGTGCTCATTGGGCCCCATCGACGAATTATTCAGCATAATGCCACTCACAAGATGCCAAAATACAAAAGCATAAAAGCAGAAAAGCAAAAGATGCTAAAGTAAAGTAATGGCCGACTTTGTCAAAAGAATACTTTAGCTTTTCTCGAGAAGAGTATTGATTGAGAAAGCATTCTTTTAACATGGGTCCACCACTACTTCCTGCTAGAAACGCATAAGGGTAAATATGTCCATAGCATCATGTATTGCAGGGAAAGCCGTTGCAAACTGATGCTGTAACGTCGGCAGAATATCAGCCTCCCGATTGTCTGAGGTGGCACGAGCACGCACACCGTTGATCTTCTTGCGCTGAATTATTTCATACTGATGAACGGCGTAGTATAATTGATCTCTGGCCCTATCTTCAATAGTGTCCAGATCATGCCGCATAGCTCGTTCTTCATCTCCTCTGAATGGTCCACCTGTACCATCGTAGGGTCCACCTGTTGCATACCTTCGCCGAAAGTACTGCCTGATTGTATCCTGATATTCATTTGCATGTGGGTAACGGTCAGGATCAATGTGCATATTTCCGATGAGGTTGAGGATAGAGATAAGGTTCACGTCGCCTTCAGCAAGCTGTCCTTCAATACTTTCCTCTGCCTCGTCATTTTCTTGATTGTCGTCTTCTCCTTGGACTTCTTCTTCACCTTGAGATTCCCCAGCTGGATAGTACTCATCATCTCCATTATCAAGGATAGCATGCGTAGAGCCATCTCCTTGGGAATCTTCTCCACTGTCGGTGTCTGGTCCAAAAGTATCTCCACTATATCGGCCAGTGCGATACATGTGGACTGATTGCTGTCCTTCCGCAATAACTTTAATTACCTTTTCTAGAAGCTCCTTTAGCTTTGTGGTTGCTGGTTCTTGAAGGCTGTCTTCCACTAGCTGTAGGCACTGAGCTTCATAGCTATCTCTTTCGGGTTGGGACCATCTTGGTGACTCGATTATGGCCATAACTAACCGTGAAAGGGTGTCGGCAAGTAAGTTATCCTTCCCTTGAATGTGTTCGAAAGTAACCGTAAGGCCAAGTCCTGTAACATAATCCCTTAAGGTTATCCATCTCGTCCTTGACGGCTTATTTTCGACGGTCTTGTTGATAAAACTGACGATTGCCTGGCAGTCAGTTCTTAAGACCACAGATTCCTTATCAAGATAAAAGATTTTGAAACTTTCCAGACCGTTGATGCAGGCATAAACTTCTGAATCAATGGTGCTCTTGATAGGATTGTACTTTCCACTTGCATAAGCGCAGATGAGTTCCGTTGATTTTGGGTCAGACTTTCCTTTCTTCCACTTGCATATTGCTCCCCATCCTTCCATACAGCCATCAGATTCAATGACTATTGAGCAGTTAGCAGGCGGTATAGACAATGCTGGCAGGTTGTTGACCATGGTTTTGACCTGTTTGACAATTCTCCAGTCTTCAGCATTCATCCGTCGTTCACCATTAGGACTCACCTTTGAATATAATGGGCCAAGAATAACTCCAATATTCTTGAGATATGATCTGGCGTAATTGAGTAGGCCGAGCCATGATCGAAGCCCATTAGTTGTCTTTAGTTTCTCCTCATCAAAATCCACGACCTTCTGGATGATATGTGGTTGCATTTGTAGTCCCCCATTTGTAATTGTTGAGCCCAAAAAGTCAATTTGGGCCTGGGCCACCTTCATCTTTGTTGGACTCAAGACAAGCCCATGTTCCTTGCATATCTCCACGAATTGGGCCAAGTGCTTTTTATGGGCTTCAGGTGTTGGGCTGAATATGAGGATATCATCAATATACACAGCAATAAATCCAGCGTATGGATTAAAGATTCGGTCCATCTTCCTTTGAAATACTGCTGGAGCATTCTTAAGCCCAAATGGCATAACCAGCCATTCATATAAGCCCACTGGAGTCCAAAAAGCGGTCCATTCAATGTGTTGAGGATCCATAGCAACTTGATGAAACCCTGACTTCAGGTCGAACTTCGAATAGATTTTGCTATGCCCTATCCTCGCCACAATAGTGTCAATCCCTGGAAGGCTATATTGGTCTTTGTGAGTGTTGTCGTTAAGCCTCTTGTAGTTGCAGACCATCCTCTCCTTCCCTTTCTTTTCAAGCTTTGTGATGGGATCAACGTATGTTCCTGATTGCACCATAAATGCGCATGTTCGATGACGACTCTTGCTTGGTCGAATGACTTTCAGACCCAAAAGTTCATCCACGTGTCGCTGGAAACTCTCCCTTAGGGCTGGAGTGATGTGTTTCCATGGCTTGTCATCGATAGTTAGATCAGGATTCTTTAAATCAAGACTGCACTTGATCTGATTTAGCTGCCAATACCGCATAGGATCATTGCCAAATATTGATTGTTGCTGTAGAGCCTTGATTACATCAGCAAAGTCATATGCAGGTAAAGCACTGAGGAAAACCCATTCTGCTAGATCGTAATAGGTTTTGCCTTCAAATGCTTCTTCATCAGTAGAACCGTATTCAAGTAGGTTGATTTGCTGCTGCGTCTGGATCGTCGTAACATTCTTGTAGATAGTGACCTGATCCCCTTCAATCCGCAAACCACCATGCATGGACCTGATGAAGTTACAGCCGATTATCATCTGTATCCTTTCATTGTTCTGGAACGGAAGACCGTATGTCATTGGTATTCGAAACCAGTGCGATCCCAGATACATCTTCCCGTCCTTCAATCGCCATTCAGATTTAGACAAAGAATTAATACTATTAAAGTCAATAGTATAATTCAACCTTTCAAGAGCCTCCTTTGGAACCACCTTTGTATCAATTAAACAGGTTGTTGCGCCTGTATCAATGATAGCCTTAACAGTGAATGCTTTAACCTCAGGTATTTCGAATTCCACTTCGACATTGTATAACCTGTTCTTCGTGACTTGTCTGTCTATAGCATTGACTGTCCTTAAGATTTCTTCCACCGCATGAACCTGGGCAGTTTTGTCGTACTCTTCTTGAGTGTATACAGGTTCAGGTTCCCCTTCTGACTCTTTGTCTGACTCTTCTTCTTCAATGGAGGTCATCTTCTTCTTCTGTTCAGCTGCATCAGCAAGAGCTTTTCGATCATCTTCCAGCTGAATTTGCATGAATAACCTCTCATACTGCTCCTTGAAGTACTTTGCTTCCTCCTTGAGCTTTGCATTCTCTGCGGTCAGGTAGGCGATGTACTCCTGCTGCTGTGTGACTAAAGGATTTGGATTGTAGTTCACATGGACAGGTTGTACAGTAACCTTGACATCAAAATAGAAGTTGGAGCAGAGATTGCAACAGATTGCTTTGCACCTTGGACAGTAAATACGGGACCTTTCCTGTGTTTCATAATGACACATGATACAGGAATTTTCCGTATCTTTTGGTAATGGTTGACAGTGCTGCCAATCGTGCTTGCAGTATCCAACCTTACTTGATACCTTCTTCAATGGTCTATAGGATCCTCCTTTTCCTATGTAGACTTCATCACTTGGTGCAGGTATCTGTCGGATCATGAACACTTCTTCTCTAAAACAATCTTCATCAATGCCCTCAGAGACTGAGTAAATTGCATCCTTGTCTTCTTCATCAACACCAACGGATAGAACTTCATGGTCCTCTGGGATGCTTGTATTCTCATACATGTTTACTCTTCGGACATTCTTGACTTCACTTTTACAATCACGCGCATAGTGACCAGGTTGGCCACAGAGAAAGCATTTGCACGTTCTTGTCTTATCCAGATACTTCCGTCTATCAATACGTACATGGGATGAATGAGGCTTCCCTTGATACGATCTTGACTTTCGGATACCGTATTTCTTTTCTGGATCTTTATAATATCCTGGAATCGGAACGTCTTTGCAGAAAGTTAAACTCTTCAATGATCTTGCAAAGGCAGCATTGGAACATTCCTCCTGAAGGTATTTGAATGTGAAATATACCCTTGGTCCGATGCCTGCTTCAGCTCCGGGATGCCTAGCGTCAAACGCTGCTTTGATTCTATTTCCAAGGTCACCGGGCATCTTACTCCAGAATTTTTCAGATATCTCAGCTCGAACAAAAATCCTTCCTGTCTTCGTCGCCAGTCGCAGGAAATCATTAAGATACTGGACTATGTTGGCGATATTTGTACAGCTGAGCCTTTCTAGTTGCTTGTAAGCTTCTTCCTGGACTAAGGTCGAAGCCTTCCTTGGATCCTCCAGTGTAAAGATGGTACGAATCTGGTTGATGATGTTCTGGGTACCAGCATGACCATCGGCTGAGGCTACGAGCTCTGCATATTCTGTGGGATAAGCAAGTCTCCATTGAACCCACATGTCTTTCTCCATTTCTCCAAGGAGATTTTCGATGAAGAAAGTCTTTGATGCATTGTCCGGGAAGTTTTGTGCTGCTATGAAATTGAGATTGATTGTCTCCCAACGAACGAACACTTCATCAAACTTTTCGATCTGGTCAGGAAAGACAAAGACAGCACCTTGGTTCTGCATCGCTGAGGGTAAGTTATACCACTCATTGTAAATTTGCCTTCGAAAAGGGTTACCCCGATATCCTCCTCCTGTAAACGTCGGACGACTTCTTTGATCAATATTGATAGCTCCTTGTCCGGTTGCCGGGAAATATCCAGGGGGTTCCATGGATGTGTCTTCTGGCGGGCGATACTGGGACACAGCTGATGAGGATGACATCATTACTTGTGGTCTATCAGCTTTATCCTGTATGAAATGTTCAAGAACATTACGCTTCGGGTAGTCTGTTTCCATCATAGCAACCATTTGTGTTGATAATGGTTCGCTGTTTGTACTTCCAAAACCTTGACTTCCTCGTTCTGTGTTCGCCAGAGCTTCTGTTTCTTCGAAATCGAGATTTGCACAGGGGATGAAAATGATCTGAGCAATCCGATCTCCAGCTTTTATCGTGTAGTTCTTTCTTCCGTTGTTGGCGAGGATGACAAGTATCTCCCCTCGATAGTCTGAGTCAATAACTCCGCCAACGACATCAATTCCCTTAAGAGCAAGACTAGACCTAGATAGGATCTGGCCATAGAAACCAGATGGTATCTGAAAAGCAATCCCGGTTGAGCATGCCTTCCTTACTTTCCTCGGGATGTCATAGTCTGCTATACTTACAAGATCATATCCAGCAGCTCCTACTGTTCTTCTTCTGGGAATTTGAGCTGTCGGATATAGCTTCTGAACCTTAAATGTTATGGATGGGAATTCCTCATCATCGGAGTCAGTTGGAACATATGTAGATTCAGAAATTTTTGTTGACTCCTCCTCACCACCTTCCGTTAGCATATGGACAGAGGCCATAGGCGGCGCTAGGACTACTTCAACAGGTCTTTGGGGATAATCAAGAGTGAGAGTCGCATCTCCTTGATAATTGGGGTCGAACCCAAGCTCCATCATGGCTGAGAGTTGTGCGGCATCGTCATCTTCTGGATCATCAGGATTTCCAATAACCTGTAAGTGACATGGTGTGAGGTCTACTGCATCTTCCTGATCCTCCCATCCAGTGGCTATGATTTCCGATCGTTCTTCTTTAAAAGAGCGCCAGTTTGCTGGTCCATCATACCGAACTGCATATCGACAGTCCAATATGTCAGAATACTTGTTCTGCTCCAGCGTATCCCATCGTGATTGTGGCTTTAGCTTGATTCCTCGTCGTGTTGAACATGGATTCTGATATGAAGCTCGAACCATCATGACAGTCTCCTGTCGAGATCCTTGTAGCAAGGACTCTTCATCATCGTTATTGTCATAGTGGATCGGTTCTGGTACTGGTGCTGCGACGTAGTCGGAATACCTCATGCTCAGGCTTCCGTCAGGCAAGGCTCTAGATGTTGCTGCTGTAGGCATCTTTGGTCTGACTTTTCGTACAGAGGGCTTGACAACCCAATTCTTCCCTTGTATCTCCTCTACAGTCATAGCCTTTCCTTCGATGGCCTTAATTCCATTTGTAGCCAGGTATTCAGTCACGTTCTCCACCTTATATGCAAAAGCTGCATTAGAGGTGTTTGTTAACCTTCCAATGAGTCCCCTGGTGATCAGGAGATTTGCTTCAGCATCACGCAGCTTCTCATATCCCTTAGTTTGTATCGATAATTCCATATGGTCTGCAAAGTCTTGCAAAGTTAGCAGGACGTCAGGGACCATATATACCATCTGCACTCCTTTTGTCAAATCTACTTCCATCGACGCGTAGACTGACTGATCTCCAACCCATCTTGTATCTCTCAGGACTAAGTGTGCCATCGTTCCTTGTCTGAGTCTATGTAGAACTTGGACTCGGACTTGGACAATTCCCACATGAATCAGCTTTAGTCCGGATTTCTTCAAGGTTTCATAGCTTTGTTCCGCTATGAATGGCAGGTCAATCTGTTGATCATCTAGGCATAGGACTGTCTCCTCGGAGCGATGCATATAGACACGATGCATCTTTTCATCTCTTCTGGACTGGTATAACACCTCAGCAGGTGCTATAGAAGCTCTCTCCCTCATCGATAGCTTCAGTTGCTGCTCCGGATCTATGTACTGTTCCAAAGTGTCAGTACCTTTCCCACGCCATCTGTTCATTCTCCTTTGAATTTCGAACTTCTTCCGGTTTAGGCCTCGGTAGCGCCTAATCTGATCCTCGATCGTTGGATTCTCTCTGCTTGGCAAGGCAGGTCGAGATGTTACACTGGGAAGTGTAACAGTCTTCGTCCTGGTCGTCATGACCGCAGCTCCCACTTGCGAATTTCGTCCGCAAGAGCCTTCTTCGGGTCTCCTTTGATTCTGAGCAGTCCTTTTGTTTCCACCGGTTTCTTCTGCAGTGACAGATTCTGGAACTTTGTCAGCAAGTCGTCTGGCAGGACTCCTTTCTGAGCTTCCAAGCTTTTGATTCTGGCTTCAAGGCTATCGATCCGTCGATGCAATGAAATACACAACTCGAGTAGTGTATTATTCTGATGGATGATTGTCCTGAGTCCTCCAGCAACAGTTCCAGCTTTAGCAAATCCTTCGGCAGGTGTCTCGATCAATTCTGTATTCTTTAAAGCAGATTGATACTCAAGATAGTCAGCGCTCATTAACCCAGTAGACTTTTGACTTGGTGAAGTATGACTTCCACCTTATCAACTTTCTCCTGGAGTTGTTTAGCAAGAAATACAGTTTGTTCTTCGACCAACTTAGGTTGCTGTGATATTTCTAGGACTAAGCTTTTAACTTCAGATTTTGTGAGAGGTTTGTTTTCTACTAAAAAGGAAGATAAAGAAGAAAGATCTTTAACTAAAGAATTCAATTTTCTTTCGAATTTTGAAATCTTCAGATCAAGATGCTGAATTTGTTCAAGAATTTGTTTATGGTTTTTAATTAACACTCTACTAGAAAGATTTTGTCGGTCAAATATTACTGATAAATTATGAGCTAGTTCGGACTGGGTAGGTTTCTGTGTTTGGGCTAAATCAAGATAACTCAGACTTGCTGTATGTGATTTCTCATACCATTCTTCAATACTTCGTTCCCATCTTTCAGACATAGAGCTAACTAGTTTGACTTATAATATATCAACTGGTCTGAGGAATCAGTAAATAAACAATGATTTTCAGAGTCCTTTAAACTAATTAAACCAAGATCAAGTTATCTAAGTACAACTGTCTCACGACCTCACCTTCTCAAACGTCTTACTTCGCTCTCCCTGGCTGCTGCGTTCTTACGTCTCTTGGTTCTGCTGCACAGTGTACTTAAAAACGATCTTAGGTAAAACCAGACTCATGAAAAGCATTAATTCAAATCTTAATTCCCTTTGCCCTGGTTGACATACAATAACTTTTGCCTTGGCTAGTCTATAACTGAAAGTAAGTCCGACATGAAAAATAAACATGATAATCAAAACATACAGTAGAGGTCCTTGTTACCTTGATATGAAAAACTTACTCCATAACTAGCTCTGATACCA